TCGGCGCAACGTGATTACCTGGTTCGAGAGGCCGATGTCGCCATCGCCGAGGACACAGCGGTTCAAACGCCATACCCAAACTCAACGGCGCTGATTGTCGATTCGCTCTTTGCCGGATCATCGGCGGCATCGACCGAGGCGACCAGGTTGTTGAATATATATAAAACGCAGCGTGATTTTTATCGCATCCTGGTTAAAACCCAGCCTTACACATTGAAGTTGAATGATGTGGTAAAAATCACCTTTAACCGCTATAATCTGAGCAGCGGCAAGTTGTTCCGAGTGATTTCGATCGTTGAGGATGCGGCGAACAACGAAGTCGAACTCGAACTTTGGGGATGATTTAATGGCTCGAAATATGATGATTTCCTCAACGAATTACGTTGACACCGCGAACTCGATCACGGTCGATGATGAGGTTGCGACATTGCCGATCGAGAACTTGCAAGATCGGCAGATTGTTCGTATTTGGCGCAATACACAAACAACGGCGCAGATCGATATTGATTTCGGTTCCGCTCGGATTGTTAATTTCGCGGCGTTGGTAAAGCATAACATTTCCCAAACCGGCACGATCCGGTGGCGGTTTTCGAATGTCGCTGATTTTTCAACAACGGCCTATGATTCCGGTGTTGTTGATGCCTGGCCGATCGTTGAGGAATTTGGGACGTTGCCGTGGGGTGTTTTCATCTGGGGCGGATATTTGAATCCGGAGGTCGCGGCGAACTATACGATCTCAACCTTTGATATTTTGCAAACGCCAATCCAGGCCAGATATTTCCGCATCGACATTTCCGATCCCACCAATGCCGATGGCTATATCCAGGCGGGTCGATTGTTGTCTGGGCCGGCATATGAGCCATCGATCAACTATGCGAACGGCGTTTCGTTTGAATTTGTCGATGAGTCTCGGATCACCAAATCACGCGGGGGCCAAACCTTTGTCGATGAAGTCGAGCGTTTCCGCCGGATGCAATTCGAACTGATTAATCTGCCCGAGAAAGAGATTTTCGGGAATATCTTTAACCAGGTGGATCGATTGAGGGGTGTTGCGCAAGACATTCTCATCATTCCACAGCCAGATGATCCAAATACATGGATCACGCAAAATATATATGGTAGGATCACCGCAACTGGGCCGATTGTGAACTCGGCTCTCGATTACTATTCACGGCTCATTGAGGTCGAGGAACTTATATAGGGGAACGCAAATGGCATATCCGGTCACACTCAATGGTCGCACATATACTCTCGCTGATTTCGAGGGCAACAATTACGTTGACGGTTTACCGGATGCGTTCGAGGATTTTGTCACTCACGCCGGCGACATTTACAACGACACATCGACAACCTCGAACTCGATCGGCACCGGTTCCAAGACATTCACAGTTGCCTCTGGCAAACCTTACCAGGCGGGGACGCCATTGCGGATCGCAGACGCGGCGGCACCGGCAACCAATTTCCTCGATGCGGTTGTGACATCTTATTCCGGAACCACCCTGGTTGTTGAGGCGATCGGATATGGCGGCTCTGGAACGCTAACATCCTGGACGGTGAACATCGGTGGCGCAAAAACCATTGATGGCACTCTGGGCGTCTCTCAGGGCGGCACAGGGGCCACCACAGCGGCGGCGGCACGGACAAACCTGGAAACCTATTCCAAAACCGAGGCGGATTCACGGTTCTTGAATGTTTCCGGCGAGGCATCCGATGTCACGATGACCGGCAATGTCACGATTGGCGATGCGGCGGGTGATACGTTGACGGTGAATGCCACCGCAGATTTCAACACAGGTTTCAACGTCGATGGCACCGTGACCAGCGATGGCCTTACAGTGGCCGGCAACCTATCAGTCGATGGCGGCACGATTAAGCTGGACGGGGATTATCCTGTTGGTGCAAACAACGTGGCGTTGGGTAGTGCTGCGTTGGATAGTGTTGAAGCTGGTGGCAATAACAACACTGCTATTGGTTTTAATGCTGGCACTGCGATTACTACCGGGGATAACAGTGTAGCGGTTGGAACGTTGGCACTAGCCTCAAATACAACAGGAGCCAACAATATAGGTATTGGGGTTTCTGCACTTAATTCAAATACGACTGGCGGTCAGAATGTCGCTGTTGGTGACAATGCTTTAGGGACTAATACTACTGGGCTACGCAATACAGCCGTTGGATTTTGGGCGCTTCGACTTAGTACAGGAGAAGGTAATACCGCCGTAGGTTACGGTGGACTAGGGCAAAATACAGGCGCAGCAAATACTGCTATAGGTCGCTCTGCACTAACAGCAAACACCACCGCCAGCAACAACACAGCAGTTGGGTATCAGACACTTTACAGTAATACCACCGCCAGCAGCAACACGGCTTTTGGGTATCAAGCTGGGTATAGTAATACGACTGGTGCTAAAAACGTAGCAATTGGTGACAGCGCATTAAAATCTAGCACAACAGCGAGTAATTCACTTGCTATTGGCTACCGTGCAGGTCGCTTAGTTACGACAGGGAATAATAATGTTTATTTAGGATACACTACTGGTCAGGATAGTACAGTTGGCGGCTCAAACGTTGCAATAGGCACTCAAGCCCTAAATGCAAACGAAGGCGGTTCGAGAAACGTGGCAATTGGTACGGATGCTTTGCAGACGTTCAACCCTAGCGCAAGTGTTATCAACACCTATAACGTTGCTATTGGTTATGAAGCCATGCACGATGCCTCTACAGGCACAACTAACACGGCTTTGGGTAGTTTTGCCCTACGTTCCAACACCACCGCCAGCCACAACACCGCTGTTGGGTATTTTGCTGGGTATAGCGTTACAACGGGTTTAGTATCGGCATTTGGTTCGAATGTTTTAAAGAATAACAGCACAGGTAGCTACAACACAGGTCTTGGTGGGCGTGGGCCTGATAATTATAGTTCGCTAAACGAGAATACCACAGGTTCCTACAACGTAGCTGTTGGACACGGTTCTTTGGCTAGGAACACCACCGCCGACAACAACACAGCGGTTGGGTATCAGGCTGGGTATAGTAATACTACTGGTAGGTCTAATACATTTATTGGAGACGCTGCTGGTAACGCTTCAACATCAAGTTTCAATACCTACATCGGGAAAGACGCTGGTAAGTTAATAACATCGGGCGAGGGAAACACCATCCTTGGCAGCTACAACGGCAACCAAGGCGGCTTGGACATCCGCACCTCAAGCAACAACATCGTGCTGTCGGATGGGGATGGTAATCCTAGGCTGTATATTGATAGCAGTGGGTATATTATGAACTCAAATGCCATTAGTGGTATGGATTTGGGTTTTGGACAGCAGCATTTTAGCGTAAAAACAACAGATGGTTCTAGTGCGGCAATTTTTGGCAATACTACAACTTCTACATCAACAACATTAACATACGCCTCAAGCACTAGTTATGTTGGCAACATGATGGACAATCGGGTTGGAAGAACTCAAAACTCTGGTTTTAACTTTGAAATTTGGCGTTCTGGTGGCAATGCGGACACTGAGTTTAAATTGCGTGGGGATGGTCAGGCATATGCTGATGGTTCTTGGAATGGCGGTGGAGCCGACTATGCCGAATACTTTGAATGGGATGATGGCAACACGGCAAACGAAGATCGCCGTGGTTTCTCTGTTGTATTGATCAATAACAAACTGCGTAAGGCTACAGCAGACGATGATGCGGGGTCAATCATAGGTGTAGTTTCAGGCAACCCGTCTGTTGTTGGCGATACAGACATGGACGCATGGAAACATAAATACTTGCGTGATGACTTTGGCACATATCAACGTGATGAAAACGGTGAGCGCATCCTTAACCCAGACTATGACCCAGATCAGGAATATACTTCTCGTGAGGATCGCCCTGAATGGGACACTGTAGGTCTAATGGGCAAGCTGCGCATTCGTAAGGGACAGCCAACAGGTTCTAACTGGATTAAGATGCGTAATGTATCTGACACAGTGGAAGAATGGCTCGTAAGATAACATTAGTCAGAAAAGGAGAAAGACATGACTGATACACCAACTGCGGAACTGTACGAACTAGCTCATCAGATGTTTGAATACAATGATGGTGATCTTGTTCGCAAGGTACAGAGCCGCCGTGGTAAAGTCGGCATGTCTGCTATCTACAAGTCTGGTAGATACGCAAAGACACGGATGAAAGGAAAGCAGTACCAAGCGCATCGTATCATATTCTTGATGAACAAAGGCTACTTGCCAGAGATCATTGACCATATTGACGGTAATGCTTTCAACAACCGTATTGAGAATTTGCGTGAGGCAACGCAGCAGCAAAACAGTCTAAACAGACGGCTGCGTTCTGACAATAAATGCAAAGTGCCTAATGTCTATTGGCACAAGAAGCATGGAAAGTATGGTGTTCAAATTAGCGTTAGTGGAAAACAAAAACACTTTGGATACTATGACGATCTTGAAACCGCCGCTGTTATAGCAAAACAAGCTAGGCAGCAGCATTATGGTAGTTTTGTCTATAAAGGAGAAAGAACATGACAGACACACCGACAGTAGAAGAAATACAGCAGCATTATGTCGCAATGGGTCACTCTGTTGACTTGCTAAACGCTGGACAGCCAGAGGGCATGGACGATGCTGATTGGGCTGACACTGTGTCACGCAACGTGGAGCATCTGACACTCATGGTGGCAAAAGACTTCTGGACTACAGAAGACATGACCGCTGCCAATGCTGCAATCGCAGCAAACTC